CTACTGCGTTTTCTTGTGCAGCAATTTTTAACACGGCAGCGCTTGGAAATGCAGCGCTCTCTACTAGAGATACCTCTTTTAAGGTAGCAGCCGTAACTAGCAGATAATCTTTTTCTTGGCGTGAGTCCTCTACCTCAACACCTACGCTAAGCCCGTCCATTAGCTGTTCCTGTGCAAGCAAAATTGCATCACTACCGCGGGTGCTAGCACTTACCTTAAAGCTGGCATATAACCCAGTCTTATTGCTAGTAACGCTCTGCATACGGCCTACCGGCTTGGAATTATCGTGCGACATTAAAAGCTTTACCTTGCTTGGCTCTGGCACGGTTATAGAGTTTTCTGCAAAGACTACGCGGCCCGCGCTCGTGTTGCCTACCTCGCCATAAGGTGCAATTTTGCCGCTAATTGTGCGCCTATCGCCGTTATCTACTGCCTCTATGTTGCCGCTAAATGTTAATAGCATTGTTTGGCCTCTCTGTTAGTCCACTAGGGCTTAGCTGTTCCATACTTTGTGCCTGCTCTACATCTATAAGACCTAGCGTTAGCATTTTTTCTATAGCTTCCAAACGCGCTAAAGTATCAGCGCGTAAAAATGTTGTATCTAACGCAAAACGCACCTGATTACCTCGGCGGGTTACGTCATCCATACTAAGCCTGTTTTCAATAGCGCTTATAAACGGCTGTAATGAGTAAGCTACAAACTCTTTGCGCCCGTCTATTATATTTTGGTAAGTCATTGAGTTATTCATATCCGCGCTTATGTAATATGCCGGTACGTTCATTAAACGCGCTATTTCTGTAGCTAAATACTGTGATGCCTCGTTATACATCATTTCTTTAGGTGAGTAACCCACAGTTTGATAATCTAACGTGCTAGTTAAGTAAGCCGTACTGCGTGAGTTACGCGCGGCCTTCCACGCTGCCAGTAGGCCGCTAATTTGTGCCTCTGGTAAATCTGCCCCACTATTCTTTATAAACCCTGTTGCCATAGGTGTAGCAGCTGCAACGCTTGCCGCTTTTTGTATATCTAACGCGGCCTGTATTGTGCGCCCGCCTGTTTCTAATACGCCGGGCAGCAAACTTTGAAAAGTTACTAAAGACCCTACCCCGCTATCTGGTACGCGCTGCCCATTTATTGAGTAATAATCTACTTCATCACCGTATTTATCTGTAGTTACTGTAACGCGTGTATTAGCTACCCACTCAAAGCCGCTAGGCCTGCCGTCATCTTCATAAAGTGACGTTACGCGCCAATAAGCAACGCCGTATAGCAATAAACTATCCACGGTGTAGCTAATTGTTACGCTGCGTGGCTGTCTAATGTCCGGCTGGTCTAACCAAACAGGGTTTTGTAATTTACGGCCTGTACTTTTTTGTATTAGCTCTAAATCTATACTTGCAATAACGCCACAGATTAAGTTACGGCATCTACTTACCGCTGGTACTTGCAAAGCTAAGTTTCTATCTATAAATGGTACGCCGTTTGTATTGTATAAACCGCCAAAACTGTAAACGCCCGCGCCGTAAGTTTGTTGCATAATAGGCGGCGATAATTGCGCCTCTATGTCTTTTTTACGCAGCCCTATAGTTTCTAGTAATCCCATTGGGGCATTATTGCCTAAAAGTCAAGTATAGGTACAGAGTTTAGGCTTGGGCGTGTCTAGGCATATACTTTAGCCTCTGCTACAGGTTGCGCCATTATATGTATAACCATAGCTAGCCCTATAGGTATATCTACAGGCCCGGCAGACTTACGCCTAACAATACGCCAAGCATCTGGGGTTTGTTTAGCTGCACAGTTAGCCATTTGTTGTATTAGCGCATCTTGCCCGCTATGTCTTAGGCGGTCATTTACTAAAGCATCATACATATCGCTACAGGCGGTGTAAAACGTCTGCCCCGATATATCGCGGGTCTGTACGCCTGCATTTTGTAGCCTTTGAGCAATACTGGCAGTAGTGTATTTGTCGTAGCAGACTAAACGCGGGTAATACAGGTCAGCCCATTTTTTTATAGAGGCTGCTACTACAACTTCATCTACTGCTACCTGTGAGCTGTAGGTTTCTAGTACTGCTAGGCCTATTTTGCCATTAGGTAGCAGCTGGCCCATTACTAGGCTGGCATCTCGGCGGCTAGGGCTAACGTCAAAGGCAAAAACAGTAAGCGGCCCGGGGCTCATCTTTAAGTTTATGTCGCTGCTATCTTCAACAGAACCAAACGGCCACGGGCTTTGCAAGCTATCTATCCATTGGCTAAGGCTCTCTGTCCTAAATTGCTCTGTAGTCTGCACCGTTAGAGCTTCTTGCAAGGTTTCTTCAGTTATTAGTATGCCTAGCGCCGGGTTAGCAGCTGCCCACGCTTTACGGTCATCTAGGGCGCAAAATGGCGGGGCGCTATATTCGTAATAGCCTAAAGACGGCGGCGGGTTACTCTGGCAGCGCTCGCGTAAGTCGTTAAGCGTAGTGCTAAAGGCATCTCCAGCATTACTAGCCATTAGGGTCTGACTATTAGGCCTAGCGCGGGTTACAGGTAGAGCAGCTGCGTAGGCTTCTTGGTCTATCTCTCGTAGCTCATCTATAAATAGAAAGTCAGCGCTAGCACCTCTAGAGCTATCGCGGGTAGCAGCTCTAACATCTAGCCTAGCCCCGCTTTTTAGAATAATGGCCTCGTTACCGTTTGTATAAAGTATTTTTTTTAGTTGCTTCTTTAAGTCGGGGCTATCTTCAATAGCATTAGCTACCTCTCTAAAGGTAGTAAGGGCCATAGACCTAGCAGAGCTTATAACTATGTGATTACGCTCATTAAACAAAAACAGGCCAGCTAATATACGCATACGCGCTAGATGAGTCTTACCATTTTGCCGGGCGCATATTGCTAGGTTTGTACGCCTAATAAATTGTTTATTTTTATCTATTGTAAGCATATCGTTCAAAACAAAGCGTTGCCACGGTAAAAGCGGCAGGCCGATACGCTCTGCAAGCTCTGCAACCTCACCGCCCCTAGTAGGCCCTGATAACAAAACGTTATGCAGGCGCGGTTGCACCAGCCCCCGTAAGGTCTGTTTAGGTTTGGTACTCATTAGCTCAGGTCTGCTCAGGCTGGCCCAAACAAGGCCCGCTTTGTGTCATTACAGCCGTTTTCGGAGAGATACTGCCGCAAAAGACAGGGGGGGTAGCCGTCTTAGCTAAAAAAACACCCTGTGACTTATTGCCTTTTTTTACGTTACAGCGCTTGCAACAGGCCACAGCGTTATCAAAGCTAAGTACTAGCTCTGGGGCTTTACTAACAGGTATCACGTGGTCTACTTGGTCTGCATCTGCCCCACAGTAATAACAGGTGTAGCTATCTCTAGCTAAGACTTGGTTTCTAAACTTATACCTGTAAGCCCTGTTTAATCTAGGGTCACCGCGTTTAGCCATTAATACCAACCCCGTTTCTTATGATGAGCTAAGGCTTTACACGCACTACCTTTATAGCGCTTGTCTATGTATCTTAGGCCTAAGTCTATCTGTTTATAAGGGTTTGTTTCTTTCATCTTTAACAGCTGTGGTATGCCATAAGCTGTAGAGTTTGGGTTTTTAGCTTTAGGCCGCCAATTACTCTCCAGAGTCCACAGCTTCTCAATACACTTAAATTCTTTATATTCACCTATCTTTATATGAGCATATATTTTATAAGCATCTATAGCGTTTATATCAGCCTTTACGGGTAAGGTCTGTAAAGATAGCAAGCCTAAGATTAGGCAGAACTGTAGCCCTAGCTGTCGCAGCGTTCGCAAGCTAGCGCCCTTCGGGGCTTGCGTTCCGCGCATACAGCGTACCCGATAAGTCAAGTGTAAAGCAATATTGTGGATAACTTGAGCGGGGCTTGGGCGTGTTGTCCACAGGTTTTTAGCCCCTGTGGATAACTTAATTGCGTACCTGCCTAGCGTTATCCACATCTACTAACGTTATATCTAGTAGCCCGCACCTAGTGCATTGTAGGCATTTAACGTTAGGTGGTAGGTGGTCAGACACTACGCGCTCTATCTGCAAGGTAGCCGTCTTGCATTGTGTGCATTTAGCCTCTATATAGAGCATAGTTTTTAACCCCATTATCTAATAACTATTGGTGTGAAAAATTGCATATAGTTAGCAAGCTCTAGGCGTACTACTAGCTTTGTTACATCTTCACGGACAAAGTGATTATGTACAATAGGCCTAAATGGCTGTAAGGCCTCTACAGGCACTATAAATAGGCCGTCTGTAAACCTAAAGACTAGCCGGTGATAGGCGCTTTCTAAGTCTTTAAACAGCGGCAATATGCTCATTTGTTGCAACTTTGTATAGGCTACAAAGGTAGGCTGTGTGTAAGAATAGTTACACCATAAAACCTCTAAATCACCTATGTAGCTTTCAAAGCCGTTACCCTGTTTTTCGTTTATGTGGAAATCAGTAAAATAGTACTTAGGCGTAGCCGTCAAAACCCACGGGTAAACCGTCGTTAGATAATTAGCTACCTTTGCTTCACGCTCTAAACCTAACTCTGTCTGTCTAATTGGTTGCACGGTTAGCCCTCTCTGTATCGCTTAATAGCTCATCCGGAACAGGCTCACGCTCTGCTATCGGGTCTAGGTTACGTCCTGCCTCTAGCACTACCTCGTTATGGTCATCTGGCATTAACCATTTATCGCCATACTGTTTAGCCCATATTGGCGTGCATTGTTTAGCTTTTACCTTATCGCTACACATATAGCCCCTGTATGGCCTGCCTGTCTTACCTATGCCCTCTAGTAAAACCCTATGCCCGTGTGTACATATTGGCGGCTCTGGCATTGTCTCTGCCCCTAGCTTGGCTTTTAGGGCGCTTATTGACTTAGCGGCGCTAGGTACTGCCCCACCTGCTCCGCGTGTCTGTAATGGCGTTTGGATAGCCTCTACTTTCTCCATATCTTGCCTAGTAGGCCTACCAACACCGCCGGGGCTAAGCAACCCAATAACGCGCCCATAAGCAGACGTTACGCAATTCTCTACCCAGAAATTAGCATTTACGCCGCGGTCTGACCTAACCTCTAGCGCATAATCTACAGCGCTTGGTTTTTCATCTTCATAGTTTTTATAAGCCTCAGCTCTAACTAAGATATAGCCGTTTTTTAGGTCTATGTCCTCTATGTAAGCTACTAATCGCAAACCCGGGTACTCTGTACGCGCTCTTTTTATGCGCGCGTTTACATCTTCGTAGCCGTCTAAAAAGCTCATTTGTTTACCTCTTTAAGCGCCTTAGCTATATTGCGCCCTCTTAAATAGCCGTCACCGTGGCCCTCGCGGTATCCAGTACGATAAGCGCCAAGCATAAATAGCCCTACGATTAGTACAGTTAATGTAATTACTGCTAAATCAGCTAACATAAATCACCCTTTGTTAAGGCTGATAAAACTACTACACTAAGTAGCCCTCTCAGCGTGTAGTAAAAGTATGACCTATACCTAAGACATATTGCTAGCTTTCTAGCGGCGTGTCTTTCTTTGTGTCTTTATCAGCCTTAGATTTAAGCCCATTACCAGCAAGTACCCCGCCTAGAGCGCCTGTTAAAAATATAGCTAGGGTCTGTAACAGCTGTATAAAGTCCCTATCGTTAGGCGCTTGCGCCCCTATGGGTTGTGTTACAAAGACTAGGGCATATACCGCGCCTGTAGTTATAGTTAAAAAGGTTACAGCTAACACCGCGCCTATGAAAAAGATTAGCCGGGCGTGTATGTCCTCGGGCGTTAATTTTGTACGTTCTCTACTCATTAGCATTAATTAAGTCCTCTGTACATACGCCCGTTGCTCTGCATTGAGGCGGGTTACACTCTGGCTTTTCCCAGTTTTCATAGTTTTGGCACGGATACCTAACCCAGCCGTCATAGCCACACCCTGCTAAGAGCATTGTAAGTACCATAGCCCCTAGCAGGGCTCGCACTACTTAGCGCCTACGCCGTATTGCTTCTCGTTGGGCTGTACTGCCTTTACTAACGGCCCAATTAACCCGGCGATAAAGGCGTTAGCCAATACTTTAGGGTCTGTAATGCCAGACATATAAAGAGCTGCAACGCTTGCTAGCGCGGCGCGCCCATAGCTGTATAACGCTGCCTCTATTTGTTTTTTATTCATTTACCTAACCTGCTCTGCCCCTTAGTCGGTTAGCCCTTTGCTTAACTTTAGTATGCGCTTAGCCGCTTTCTCTGCATTTATGCTAACCTCAAAGTGCATTTCATCTTTACGGTTACGGTAATCCCCGCCCCACGTTAGGCCATACTTTTTTGCTAGCGCTCTAATCATAGGTACTTTTTCGGCTGGAAACGTGCCCACAGCTGCTAGCGGGTGTTTAGTTGCGTTTAGGTCTATAGCTGTACCGCTGCTATGGCAGCTAAGGCGGTCTGTACTGCCGCGCACCATACGGAAAGCATAGCCCCACTCATCTAAAGCGCCTTCATCTATTGGCTCTATTAGCGCGTGGAACTCAGCGGCAAAACCTACTAGCAAAGGTGCTACAGCCTCAGCGCATCTAAGTTTTCTATTAGTGCCGGGTACTGCATAACTCTTTATGCCAATTTCTGCCGGGTCTTTACTGGCAGGCCAACCGTTATAACTTGTTAGCATAATAATTTATGTAGGCACTTTCTTGAGGAATTGTGCTACAGGCCTAGGGCTTCCAAGTCAGAAACTGTTAGGCCAAGCGCGGCTAGTTTAGCCTGTGCTACTGCCTTCGCTTCTGCCTTTGCTTCGGCTTCGGCTATCTGTGCTGCTTGATAAGCAAGCCAACCTGCTTCAATTTCTGCTTCGGTTGGCTCTGTTTGATTAGAGTCTAACCATTCCAACTCCATTTCGCGGATGACAAATTCCGAAAGTGGTCTAATGTGAAAAATCGCTTTAACTTTTTCATCTTGTGTCATTATGCACCTATTTCCATAAGAGTTATTGACGAGGGGTTATTGCTGCGTTGGAAAGTAGCACTTCCGCCTACTTGTTCCATTTCAAATTGCAATTTGTAAGTTGTCGCGCTTGTTGTCGCTGGACTGTCTAAAAAATTGAAACAAAAGTTTTGACTAAGTTCAACGCCCGAAACAATCATTCCGCCAACACCTGCCTCGTTGCTGCGGTCATAAATTGTGGTTGCACCTCTTTTTAGTGCTGCGCCTGTGAATATATTTGCATTTCCCGCTCTCGCAATTAAAACATAAGCGTCTATTAAAACCAAGATTTTTGATGTGTTTAGTGTTGGCGTTATTGTTGCACTAATATTTGTATCAGTTAAAGAGGTTGCTGTTATGGCAACTGCAGTTGTAGTTACTGATTGAACTACTTGCAAAAGTTTGCCACCACCACTAGCAGGCGTTGCAAATTTTAGCCCTGTTGCCTCACCGCTATCCGCTGTTAAGACTTGACCATTAGTACCTACAGCTAAACGGCTAAACGCATCTGCACCCGTGCCAACTACTAAATCACCTTTAGCATCTATAGCAGTAGCCATAGAGTTAGTAATAGTTACTGTGCCGCTAGTGCCACCGCCGCTAATACCTGTACCAGCTGTAACGCCCTCTATATCACCTGTTGCGCCGCTAGCTGCCCACGCGCTACCTGTGTAATACCATAAGCTGTTAGTATCTTTAGTAAATGCAAATTGCCCTTCTTGTGGGCTAGTTATGGCGCTGTTACGCGCTGCCTCTGTAGCAAAAACTAATACGCCTTGCATTAAATAGCCGTTTACGTCCGCGGCTGTTAATACCTCACCTGTAGTAAAGGTCTTAAATCCTAAGCCCGCTGCCATTGTTACCCCCTTAGTAGGCTAAAACGCCTGTATCTAGCAGGCCGTATATAGCAGAGTCTAGTATAAAGCCGTCTATTATTGGCTCAAGCGTGGTCAAAACGACACGCCAACTGCCGGGCGTAATTGCCATAGCTACGCCAAACACCTGCAAAGTCTTAGTTAAAGTAGATGAGCCCGGTTGGTTTGTAGTGATAGTTATAGGGTCAAAAAAATCTAACTCTAGGGCGGCGATTATGCCGGCATTATAGTTATCTGTGTATAAATCTAGGGTAATGGCATCACATCTTATAGAGGTTTCTTTACGGCTAGCTACATAGGCTTGAGCGTAATCTAGGGCTACCGCGTCTGTCTGCATTAGTAGATTTTGTTGGTTATAGCTATGTGTAAAGTACTTGGCAATAGAG